TCGAAGTAGTAAGTAATGTTAGTAACCTCACCACCGATCGTAAACTTGACCACAGGAGTCTCTGTGGCGGAAGAAAGACCAGGAGTGCCTTCACGTTCGATTACGTTGAAGGAATATTCAAGTTTGTACTGATTGTCTTGTGCAAACGACAGATAGTAACCAAAGTTGGAAGCATCACTCATATCGAAGATATAAGAGTGATTTCTGACCAGAAGCAGTGTCGGGTGCTTGGAGGAGATCTTCACACGAGAAATAGCACCCTGGAAGAACTGAGGATCGGCAGTAGCAGTTGCTCTCAGTTTGTAGATGAAATCTCGTGAAGAGAAGACTTCCTTAACGAAGAACGAACCATTGAACTCAGCAGTGGTGAATCCTTCAACAAATAGGATGTCATTGTTGGAGAAGTTATGAGGAGACAGTGCAGAACAGTAAATGAGATCAGTTCTGTTTTCAGCAGTTCTAAGGATGTCCTTATTTAAGTTTACAGTCAGTCTAATCTTCTTAACAGAAGTAAGACCATTGACTTCGGCAATCTTGTCGTTAGAGTCCTCTTTAATGCCAGCAGTGATGCTGTTACCCAAGGAAACAACGTCACCAATGATAAAGTCAGATTCAGGATAGGTGTTGAGGATGGTTACGCGATAGTCAGCAACATTGAACGGACGATAGCGAGCATAGTTAGAAAGTGGATCATATGTACTAGTGTATTGCCATGTCACGGAATTATCTGTGGCAGTGCCTGTGGTATGTGTCGGAGCGACAGTACCAGATACACCAGCAACTGTACAGGTATATTTGTTTCTACCGAAGTATACAGTATCATCTACATCATAAGAACGAGTTTCTGCCCAAGGATCTGCATCAGTAGGAACAGGCCAAGGATAGTCTGCCAGATCAACTTCAATGGCAGGTGCAGCACTGATATACTGCCAAACAACAGCACCGTCAGTTACCGTACCAATTTCATGGGTAGGTGCAGTAGATCCAGAGGTTGCAGCGTTAGTTGCATAGTAAATCTTACCATCAGACCAAACCTGATCGTTTGTTGTATATGCCTTGTTAGATTCCCAAGCATCTTGGGGTCGAGCAACATCAAACGAGATTTCGTCTATTCTGTTCTCTTCGTTTTCATCATTTTGGTACAGATCGTCATTATTGAATGTACCAAAGATCTTACCAACCTTATAAGTGTCTCCAAGTCCAGGACTGTCAATAGACCCAGTAGGAACTTCTACGATAGTACCATATGCTTGTACAACGCCATTACTGTTGACCTGTTGCAGAATACTGCCTTTCTTGAACTTAATATCTTGATTAAAGACGAATTCCTTAACAGCATCAATCTTCTGATAACCAGCATCTCTAATATAGTATTTTGGAAGAACCAGAGGTTCAATTTTCAGTTTTCTTCCCAGAGGAGTCGGAATCGTCGAAGTCTTGGAAGAATAGGTATATCTATCTTGTCCGAAGGTATAAGTGCCAGGAGCAAGAGTAGATATAACATCAGAATAGTCAAGAATCTGTAAACCAGAAGAACCAACGTTCCAAGTCGTAATTACAGGATTAGAAATGGTGTTGGTAGTATAGGTGATACCAGAAGTCTGAAAGTCAAGAGATTCAGTATTCCTAGTGCCAGTGGGTACAAAGTTACCTCTCTTAGAGTGGAGACGATCAAACTTGATCAGTTCCAGAGCATTATTGGTTGTCGTAATTCTATAACGCTCAGTAGGAACAACCAGTGAAGAACCACTGTATACTGCTCTCGGATCAACGACAATATCGTCAATATGACCTTTGAATGTGTTACTAATCAGAGGACCACCCTGAGCAGCACCAATAGTCAGATCATTCATTACGATGTCGTTTGTAGTCGTCTGTGTAGCGACTTGGACGCCATCAAAGTAACAAGAATAGACATAAGAACCAAGAGATGGTTCTGCCTTCACCAAAGCGATATGGTGCCATCCTTGGTCCTGCATAGCAGTCCAATAAGTAGAACCAACAGACCAGACAGTAGTTGCACTAGCACCAACAGGATCTGTTTGCAGACCGATCTTACCGAAGTTAGCACTACCAGAATTGCCGTCGATAATGTACTGAACGTCAGCACCAGCGTCATCGACGACTGTAATCATGTTAATAGTGGGATTATTAGTGGCATGGGTGTTGTCCATGCGAACCCAGAACACTGTGGTCCATTCTTCGAGCAGATTGATGTCTTGCCAAACCAAACTGTTAGTATCTTGGAATTCAAGAGATCTAGTGCCGAATTTCGCTTGTGCATCGCTGGAAGCGATGTTAGAAGCGTCAAAAATGGTAATTGTGTTTACCAGGTTCTGCTTAGTGTCGTCATAGGTTGGATTTGCTTGATCTTCAAATCTATGAACGATTGTTTGGACAGGATCCTGTCTGTTAGTCGCCAGAATAACGTCACCAGAGTTATCCACTGCATGAGAGTGAATTTTGAAACCAACATCGTTAGCAGACTTGGAAACATTGGTAATCTTGGAAGATTCGATGGTTCCGTCGTACTTAAATCCAAAAATAGTCGCTTGTAGGTTATTATCTTCGAGTTGAGTCTCTGTGACGACGTTAACATTGCCAAATACGTCCAGAGTGATGCCAGCGTGCTTGATCGACTCAAATGTGGTCGAAGGTGCGATGATCTTGGCAAAATCCCACTCGGGAGTAGCAATAGTCAGTCTGATTTGATCCAGAGCGATCTTGAAGAAGGCAACACCATAATTCTTGGTGCCATTCCACATATCACAGACAAAGAACAGATCATTGTACTCATCAAGGATAAAACGAGGTCTCTGTACGTCGCCACCAGTTACAGCAAGACGTTTTACATAAGACATCTCGATATTGGCACCGTCATACTCCATAACACCGAAGATGAGGTCAGAGTTATCCTCATCGATACCACAGAAGGCAATCTCGTTATTACCAAGGTAATATAGTTGATGCATCTGCTCACCTTCGGAGTCAGAGGCAAACTTACGCTTCTCTACAACATCACCCTGATTATTGAGTTGCATGACCCAAATATCATCAGGATCAGGAGAGTTAGTGTCGGTCCAACCACAGATATAGACTCTCTGCTCGTCATCCAGGTAGATATCACCAGCATAGTCACGTCTAGTGCTACCAGACACACCAGCAATCTCTTTCTGGAATCTTACAAGACCTTCTGGATTGTTAGCATTATCAAGACCAGATTCATACTTAGCAACAAGGATATCAGGGTTGTAACCAGAGGTTCCTTGGGATTCGGTCTCACCGATCAAGTAGATGAGATGATTCTCTTCACTGCTCTCATCAAGGTACATCTTCTTCCAACGTGCAGTCTTGATAGAAGCACTAGGAAGGAGTGTTCTGTCCCAAACAACACTACCAAGGTCGTTGAACTTAGCAATGAAAGCAGAACTGTCACCATTGGTCTGAGTCAGTTCACCACAGACATAGAGACTACGATCGGAAGCAACAACAGAATCGAATACCTCAAAGGTAGCACCAGTAGACTCACTAAACTCAGTAGACCAGTAATATGTCTTCTTGAATCTTTGAGGATGGGAAACGCGGATTTCTGGGGGATTCTCAGTATCGTAGTTGAAACCAGAGTTGATAATATCAACCTTATCAATCTTACCAGTAGTGGTATCCAGTTTAATATCCAGTTCAACGTCTTGACCCTGAGAACTAATGATCTCATATGTCGGAGGAATCGCCTGATTGTAACCAATACCACTTTGAGTGATAGTAATCGAATCGATGCCTGTAACAACAGACATGTAGAAACGCTTATTGGTATTCTCAGTGATAACTCTGGAATTGACGATCAGTTCGTCTTGTGCAATCAGTTCATGGTCTGTGGCGGTTGTGATTCTGCCGTAGGGGATGTCATTGATGATTTCTTTTCTATACTGTGCAATAGAAGCACCTTGGACAGACTCAACCTGTGCGCTAGCGCCGAAACCATCTGTTCCTGTATTATCAAAGAATAGTGTATCGTTAACCTGATAGGAAATACCAGGATTCTCGATAACGAAACCATCGATCTGAGCATTCTCGAATTTCGTCGTCGTCTCAACTTCGATATCGACTCGGGATTCCGTCGAAACTCTTGGGAAGTAATCATAGATTTGGAGTGCTGCTTCCTCCGTCATCGCCTGATTTGTGGCGATCTCCTCAGGAGAAATGATACCATCATTATCTATGTCTTCAATCTCGAAGATAATTGTGTCACCTTCTCTCTCGGTAACAAGTTGGTCGGACTGTTGGTTGGGTTGACGATCAATATCGATATCAACTTCATTATAAGGATCTCTGAAACGAGACACACCCGCAGGAATGTTTTCCTGGGTTGCCCTCTGACTCAGGTTCCAAGTATCAACAACTGAGTTGAACTGAGGTCCAATGATATATGGGAACACAGGACGACCTGCTTCCGATGCATCAATGGTGATGAAGTAAGCATAGATACCATCGGGATATTCAGGTGTCTTACAGAAACGACCGTTGTAGGGGTCGAGATCACCTTCTTGGAAGGTATACTCATAGTCATCAACAAACTGACCAGCAGGATATGTGGTCAGAGAAGGACCATCAACACGAGCAGGGTTGGGGTTAGTGTCAAGATCATATACAACGTTTGCTTTCAGTCTATAAGAAGAACGCATTCTTCTGATACCACCACCAGCATCGGTAGGATCAACATAACCATAAGGACCGTAAATGGGACTTCCGTCAAACGCCCAACCAATAATTGGAGAGTGGGTGATAGAAGCACCAGTCTCAGTTCCTTCTTCTTTGAACTGATTAGTTTCGGGGTCGAGGATTACGTTATCACCAACCACATAGCGCAGTTCTTTGGGGTCAGATACGTGAGCATACTCACCACCATACTGGTTATTGAAACCAGTAAAGACGTAACCACGAGCAATGTCGTACTTGGCATTCAGATCATATTCCAGGTTCTTGTTCCACTGGAACACATCTGCTTCAAATGTAGCAAGTTGACCGACAGGTTCCAAGCGAACAGTGGTATTACCCTGAGTATAACCAACACCACGGTTGGTAATTTGCACAGAGATGACTTTACCTTTATCCTCACCAAGTGTACCGATGACAGCAGTTGCCTGAGCACCGAAACCATCACCATTAATAAAGATCGTGGGTGCAGTTGTATACCCAGAACCACTATTAATAATAGCGATAGAAACAATACGACCATTGATGACGATAGGTTGTGCCAGAGCACCTTCACCAGAGTTCAGTTTCAGAGAAGGTTTAGCAGTATATCCACTACCCCTAGAAGCAATGTTAACACCAGAAATAGGACCACGAACCTGTGCAACAGCAGTAGCACCACTGCCGTTTCCGCCAGTAATAGAAATGGTAGGTTGTGAAGTGTAACCAGTACCAGGGTTTCCTACCAGAACACGAGTTACACGACCGTTAGTAACAACTGCCTGTGCAGTAGCACCAGATCCACCACCACCGACAATAGAAATCAGAGGTTGAGAAGTGTAACCAGTACCTTGATTAATAACGTCAACACTAGACAGTGAACCATTGACGACTACCGTTGCAGCAGCACCAGTACCACCACCACCAGTAATTTCCAGGTTAGGAGGAGAACCAGCATCATAACTCTCACCAGAGTTTGTGATATTGATCGCAGTGATAGGACCAAAGGTAACAAAGTCTTGATCCTTATAAGACCATGCAGCAACACCATTGACCCAAGAACCGATCGGTGTATTGGGTTTGATAGTAGTTCTTGTCGAAACAGTTTCTACGTTTCTGGGGAATCTTAGCAGTTTACGCTGGTTGCCAGGAATAAGTGCAGAACCTTGGAAAGGACCGATCTTATAGTTGGGAAGACCAGAGGCAGCAACGTAAACGTGATCGTTATTGAAGAAAGAGTTCTGAACGTTAGAAGTGAACAAGGAGATCACTTCATTAATAGTGGTCTGTGTAGACTTACCTCTGTTAAGGTCCACAGACAGCAGGATGTTACCCTGAGGTTCAATATCAGTGGGAACAGGAATCAGATAAGAGAAAGTGAACTCATCCAGACGTGCAGTAACTTCAAACGTACCATTATAAACAGCAGGGTTTGCACCGTAGATGGTCACAGCGTCTTCAACGAGCAGACCATGGGGGTTAGAACAGGTAACAGTAGCAGTTCTGTTCAGACCACCTGGTTCAATACGATCAACACGGATCAGTTTCTTAACGTTGTACAACCAGGACTGCAACAACTCAGTTTCGTCAGTAGAACCAAGTGCAGCAACATTCAGTTTGTCACCAGGCAGATAATAGGAACCACTGTCTTCCAGAACAGTAGTACCTGCTTCTGCAATACCTAAAATGCGAAGTTTAACTTCGGTTTCCTGTCCTTTATTAGCATATACGAAAATATCTGAGAAAATGGTCGTACCAGGATCCCAATCTTCAACAACACCATTCTTAGAGCGGGTACATTCAATAAACTGGTTCAGAGACTTCTCTTTATACTGTACAGACTCCTGACCATCAATAATAACCGTACCGTTCTTCTCAGGCCATCCAATAGTTGAGTCAACGGTGATAATACCTTCTGTGGTGTCCAGAGGTTCGACCAAAACCGTTTTGTACGGAATCTTGAACTCACCACTCAATGTTTCTTCGGAAATGGCGAGTTCATAGATAACATCAGTACCTTCGATGATCGAAATGACGTTCTCGATCAAAACTGCCGCATCTTTGATGTTCTGGTCAACAGGATCAGCAATTTGAACCAACTGAGCATCTTTCAGATCAGCAGGATTGCCAGAAATCAGTTCTGCACGCAAAATGGTGTCTACAACCCAAGATGCAGCAGAAGGAGTGATCATCTCCTCCCTAGGATAGTATAGATCGACTTGTTCACCGAAAAGAATCTTGAACAGGTACTGTGTAGCAGTTTTCGTACCTTTGGAAAGGTAGAAATCCTTAATAGACTTGATTACACGAATAGGATTGACCTGAGAGTAGTCAATCTGGATCGTGGGCATGTATTGACGACGGAACTTGTCAAATACTTGCCTAATGATCATCGAATCGAGGTTGTGGACCATAGATCCACTAGCATGAGTCGATTGTGCTAGTTGTTCTTCCTTAGCAAAGATCTGATTGTGATATTCATCGAATTCTGCAACATCAGAGACTCCACGAGCACAACCACGCAATGAAGACGGTTCATATTCACGCCCAGAAGACAGAATAGTGAAACCAGTGATCTCACCGAAACCAACATCACAAGATGCTTGTGCAGAAAGCGGTGTAGCGATATAAACCTTAGGTGGTTCAGTATCAGAGTACCCAGAACCAAAGTTAACGATGTTAATATCAGTGATTTCACCGTTAAAGATGGTAGCAACTGCCTCAGCACCAGTACCGCCGATCGATTCACCCAAAGGACCCTTACGATCGTCCACAATGTAGACAGAAGGAGCATCGGTGTAACCAGAACCACCTGTCAGCAGGTTGATGTTAGTTACATTACCGTTAGCAACGGTTACGTCGAGCACCTGTGCGCCCACAGGTTGGATGATACGTGCTCTCGGGGCAGAAGTGTACCCTCTACCTCTATTAGTGATGGTTACGCCGACAACTTGCCCATCAGGTGAGACAGTACAGGTTGCTTCTGCGTCGATACCGTCTTCGGGGGCAGGATCAATGTAGATTTCGGGAGGATTGCTGTAACCCAGACCCAAAGCAGTAACTTCAATCGAACCAGCAACCAGACGACCCTCAGAATCGATCACAGGGTCGCTGATAGCAGCACCGTTAGGGTTGATGAAGGTGATAGCAGGAATAAAGTCGTATCCAGATCCAGAGTTAGTAATCTCGATGCCAGAAACCTGACCAGTAGTATCATCAACAGTGATTTTTGCTGCTGCCTGTGATCCATTGATCAGATCAGTGGGAGGAGTGATACTAACAACAGGAGGATTGACAGAACTGTAACCCTGACCACCGTTAATCAGTTGAGTATTCTTAATACCGTTGACCAAAGTACGACCAGCGGCAGACTCGCCTCTTCCAGTCGAGGAGAAGATGGAAAGTTTTGGTGCAAAGTTAAGTTCGTATCCACTACCGCCATTTTTGACGATGATCTTGTCAATCTCACCGTTAGATCCAACTCTGGTAACTGCTTCTGCACCTTGACCAACAGTAGGAGACACATATTCGATCGAACGAATGTGGAATGTATCCTGAGTGGAGATATTTACGAAATACTTGATTCTAGTATTGTTATCAGTCAATACATAGTCATCATAAGGACGTTGGAGCACACCATTCCTATTGATGATCAGACCGATCTCAGCAATAGGAGCATAAGGCAGATTCTGATAGGTCATGGTCATAGAATCTTGACCAGACAGATCATCAACCGAAGGAGTTACCAAATCTTTGATAACAGAATCAGCAAAACCAATGTAATATAGAATCTGAGTTAGTTCTACCTGATCGTTACCAGTTCTCGCACGAGGAGGAGTGATGAAGGTAATCTGAGAACCACTAATAGTGTAATCAATCGTAGGGATCAGCAGTTCACCATATACAGTAACAGCAAGGTGATCAGCAGAAACTGGGGACACAGGTGTACCCAGGAATTTCAGATCAAAGGTAGTGCGAGTTCCATCAAAGAACTCCCAGGGAGATTCAAGTGCTTGTCTCTTCTTATTAAATTCTTGCAGTGAGATGCCAGGGGTCAGGATAGCGTCAGGACCACGGACAATCTCTTCATAATAGATGATTTCATTATCGATCATCACCGAACCATTGCTCGGGATGAAACCATCAATCTCTTCTACTTCAATGAAGTCATCATACAAACCAACGTCTTTGATCAGAGAGGTAGAAGACGTGAGTGTCTCCTGATCATACTCACCAAGATCCAGATACTTAACCAGATTGTTCAGGACGTTATAGGGACGACCTGTTTTCTCCTGAGATTTGTAATACTCAATCAGAAAATTAACTAGTTGCTCGTCCTCAGTCCTAATGAACTCAGGCAGTTGATTGGCAACTCTGTCTGAAACGTTGATTGTATTTGCAAACATTTATCTTAGAAACAGGAGTCGAGTTCTGGATACGTGAAGTTTCCAGCGGGGTAGCTGATTGTATTTATGTTGCTGCCACCATAGTTCCATCCGTTGAAATTAAAGGGATCGAAGGCATTTGCAGCACCAGGATTCACGTTGGTATCGCGTGGGAAAACACGAGGATTGAATAGTGTAGGATCCACACCAGCAGGGATAATAATCGACCCACCAGAAGGAAGAACTACAACAGGAATTCTAGTTGTGCCATCGGGAGTGTCAGCCACATCAAGAGGACCAACACAAACAATACCTTTGTTATAGTCAACTGTACCAACAGCATCGTTCAGAACGACTTCCTTTTCATTTCTGTTAGTAACCATCATCATGTTACCTAGACCGTCATCGCGGAGATTGACAGGAACCAGTGTTGATGTGCTTTGGTTTCCAATGTTAACAAGAACATTTTCGAGGTTAGTATTGCCACCAGCAATTACATCAGGATTATTAACCGTTGTCCCTGTTGTACCTTCAAGCAAAGAACCAGCAGCCTCACCAGCAGCGATCAGGTCAGCAACCTCTTCGGTATAACCCGTAGCATAGAAGGTTCCAGACTTGACAGAGGAAAACTTGGGTTTACAAGCACCATCGCCGCCATTACCGCCGCCACCAGGAGTACCACCACCACCATCGCCATTATTACCACCATTGCCATTATTACCACCATTGCCACCATCTCCACCGTCGCCGCCGTTACCGCCGCCGTCACCATCACCGCCGTCACCGTCACCAGTTCCACCATCACCGCCGCCGCCTCCACCGTTACCACCGTTACCACCGAAGTCATTCGGGTTAACAATCGGGTTAGAGAAGTCCAGACACTGAGAGAACTGGTTTCCAAATGTGAATTTATCCAGATTCTGACCAATAGACATCTGGGTAGTCGTACCACTGATTGCATTATCGGCAGAATCGACCATAGCATTGAATTTGGAAGGTTCTAAGCGACCACCAAAGCGATTATCACGATTCTGAGCGTTGAACTGATCAACAGACTTCAAGATAGCAGAAGCAAGTTCGTTGGAAGAACGATTTGTCTGGTTTCCGTTGAAGTTAGGGTATACTGTTGGGGAGATATAGAAAATAGTTGGGTCAACGATCACAGGTTGAATCGATGCCATCGAATAATCAAGAAGTTGGTTCTTGATCTTCTGTTTTGTAGTGGTATTCAGGTTCACACCACTCTTAGTACGAATAGCAACGTAGACTTTGCCGTATTCTGGGGGAGACAACTTTTCTCCACCATATGCAGTCACTGACGCAGCAGAAGGATACAGTTGTGAGACCAAATATGCATAGTCATTCTCAGTAACTGCTCTGTTCTGAACAGAGAATCCTTTGGGTGCCCTATATTTGATGCTCAGAGGACTTTCTCTTTCGGCACCATCAGCAGAAGTCTCAATAGTCTTCATTGTGATCGCCTGAGGGAGCACAGGACGACCAGCAGAGTCGATTGCACGACCAATGAACCCAAACTTCTTAGCACCATTCGCCTCGGCACCATCAGTGTCGAGATATTCAACGGTGATAAACTCATTGTCGATGAGTTTACGTCCAAGTACACCATCACCGAACGTAATCTTGAATCTAAGGTCCTCAGTCTCTTCTAAGAAGTAAGTTCTAGACGTTGGAGTCAGTGCTGTGACGTTATCAGAGAGGGAATACTCGTCAACCTCAACCGATTGCTCGTTAGGACGAACCATAACCTTCATTCTGCCAGTATCCACATTCTCAGACGGGATTACATACTCAGGTTTTCTGGTATCATCAACAGTAAAACTATAATCAAGAAGGTTACCTTGATAAATCAACAGTTTGCTGAATGTAGCAATACCAGTCGATGCATCAACCGCTTTCTCTACGTCATCAAGTGTTGCAAAAACGTATGACTCACCATCAACAGTTGCTACAAAGACATCTCCCTTCTTAATTGTGATGGAAGTGGGGTAAGTGAGGTCACCAGGCAGCAGAGTTGCCTGCATATCCATAGTGATACATGCTCTCGATGCTTTCTTAGACCTTGGCGTATATCCAATCTGCTTTGCAATCCTTACAATGTTGTCTCTAACAGTTGCAGATTCCAAAAATGCTTCGTTCATCGACATGTTTGCCGTAAACGAAGCATAATAAGTATTGTATGCTAAAATATCAATCAAATATGAGGCAGCAGATCCCTCAAAATCATAATCTGTGAACTCTCTTCTGGTTCTCAGATAAGATCTGATTGATTCCTTGATCTCAAAGAAGTCTAGGGATGTTAGTTCTGATGGAAGTGCTGCCATTTTAGGTGCGCTCTAAGAGGAAGTCGATAATTTGGACGAGTTCTTCGCCAACAATGCGATATTCAATAGACACATCGAGTGCATCTTCACTTTCAGAGAGCAACACTTCCACATCCACAACCTCAACACGAGGTTCTAATCTTTCAATAGTGTTTCTAATCTCATCACGTAGGTCTTCTGCGCTGAAAACGTCAAATGGTTCAAACAGCATCCCTCGTACACGGGATCCAATATCATTCTGAAACGGTCTCTCTCCGAATGTTGTCATGATAAGGTTCCGAACTGATTGCTTGATAGCGTTTTCGTTTTTCAACGTACTAAAATCTTCTGTGTTCGGGTTCATGTTGAAGGATATTGCGAAATCCTTGTACCCTCGCGACAGAAATTGTTCAGATCGGAACCTATATCGTGCCAAGTTACTGATTAATCAGTGTGTTCTGGTTTATTTATAGGGTCAGTGGGGGGATTATATTTAAGGTACTCCCAGAAAGTCATTTTCATTTCTTTCTCGGTCATGCCACAATGCTTTGCTGCCTCAGGAAGATTCATCTTGGCATGGAAGAGTCCAGTGTTGGACTCCTCTACCAGTTTGGGAGTAGTCTTTACCCTATCTTCCTTGACCACGGTACTTCTTCTTTGCGTTGTTTCGTGAGGTCGCGGCATATTTAGTATTCTTAGATGATCCTTGACGTGTTGCTTTGGGTTTACCAGGCATAAAGTTAGTGCCTGAGATACCGACTTTACTTCGAGTTGCCATGTTTCTCCGTTTGGGACTTTAAGATGATAGCACAGTTGGGGACCCATATGCAATCATACTATTACACGGATATGACCAACCCAAGAATCCAGGAGTTCCAACACCTAAGGGATCTAGAACACGAGCAACAGGAAGTTTCAAAGCAAATACAGTTAGTGTAGATGTGAATGCAAAACGGAAGTGACCAATACCAGCACAGTCTTCAATCGTAAGAATAGAACATGCAATAGGTGTAGGTACAGGACACAGACCTTTACCACAAGGACACAAATAGATTACGATATTGGTACATGTTGAAATGTGTGGAGTAAATACGTCACCAAATGTCATGGTCGGCAGACCATTTGTCAACACTGTTGCCTTCAATGCCGATAGTGGATTGATAGGAATCAATGGTTGTGGTGGCCACCAACATGTCCAGTCTTTGATGACAATACTATACGGGACAGGTGGAGTACCACATGCCTGCACAGAGTGTACTGTCGGTGGAATACAGATACCATGACCTGAGTCAGGGAGACCTGTGATTGGTGCTACTGGTAGTAATAGTCCGTATGCCATGATTAGAAGTCTTCTGGGTTTTTCTGTCCGTTGAACAAGTTGTTTACATCAGTAGAGAATTCTGAGATCTTACTATCTGTCTCTTCTTCAAAGTCAAAGTCTTTATCATAGAAGTCTTTCCAACTATCATCTTCAAACTCAATGTCGTTGATGTCATCATACGTTCCTGCCTTCTTCTGCTTTTTAAGAAGTTCCTTATCGCCAGGGTCATAAGAAGAACTATGCTTCTTCCTGAGGGGTACAGGTGGGTTAGGTTGAACGACCTCATCCCGTCTATCAAAGATACCACCACCACATTCATCAAAGAATGGATTGCCCATGTTCTTAGCAGTATTGCCAAACGCAATAGTAGAACCTGTACTCCAATTCTTAATAGACATGGTTCCTGAATATGGTCCCATTTTTAGTCCAAGTTGATCTTGAAGATATGGATTGATTGCGATAGACAAGTCGTTAACATATTCTAACGCAAACTCATTCGATCCGCTACCAGAACTTCCGTAAAGGATTGAATACAACCATGATGTTGCATACCAACAGGCACCACCACCGAAGTATCCCATGGTAGGTGCTGTATAACCATCATAGATCTGAGCCTCCCAGAATGTTTCACCAGGTGTTCTACCTTGTGTTTGATTTTCTCCACTACCATCTTTGAAGTATGCAGAGTATACATCAAGGACACCATCACGATTACCATCACCACTGGATCTATACACATATGTATCCCAACATTCCTCCGCAGGCATACCTCCACTCAATCGTTTGAGTGATGCACAATACATGAAGTTATTGGTATTAGTAACACCAGACTCCCCAGGACTACCTGGGTCGTATCCAGGGTCCCCAGGGTTCCCCGTAGCGGGCACTCCTGGCGTGTTAGCGGTAGTGTAGCTGGGTGTCTGAGTTCTATATGATTCAATGTTATCACCTAACCATACTGTCAACTGTTGCAACTCAGAAAAGTTAGCATGGTCCCAGTCATACGTGTTCTCATCCAAACCAACAGGAACGAAAACAACATCATCACCACCAGAAGGATCCCAATAACAACGTCCTTCAATTTCCTGATTAGCAGATGCAGAACCCAAGTTACGAGTACACTTCCAACATTCCCTCGTATCACCAACTACAACAGGACGTGGTTGTGTTAATGATGGTTGTGGGAGTTTGTGCATGAAGTCCATGAACTTCTCACCGTCTGGACCCGTGGTTTTACCACGAACTTCAAGGTTAACTTGGAAGTGACCATTGTCAGACTTAGAAGCACAATACTTATAGACGATCCAACCGAATGCTCTGCCCGTTTCTTGATCAATATACGGACAAGGTAGATCTTTGAAGCGTGTTACATTGTAAAACTTGGGTTGAGGGACAACAATACACTCCTGATTATTGTTCCAACCGTACAGACTGGATATTCTGTCGGTCTGTTTGTCCACATCATCAGCACCTTGCTGAATTTGATCATAAGTATCGCGCATCATATCATTGAATTGCTGACTAGACTTCATGATATGCTTCACATCAGGGACTGTGAACAGTGCTTGACCCGCAAGAGCAGGCATATTGATCTTTACACAGTCACTAGGAAGACTATTACACAAAGAAATCTGCTCTACTTCGTCAACTTGACCAACTTTGATATATCCAGTGGGATATTTTGTGTTGAATCCCTTCATCATTGACTCAAAAGACCCAATCGTACCATCATCCAAGACAGAAAGTTCCGATTCTTTGAGTTTTCTGCCCTTTTTCGGCGCAGGTAACTCTCGAATAATGTCTTTAAGCGTCTTTTTGTCGATAGTGATGTCTTTCAGGTTGCCATTTTCGTCAACACCGCCGTTTTTGATGACTCTTTTCTTGTTAGACTTGTCATTTACTGCTTCTTGGAACTTCTTCGCGCCCTTTTTCGTGTTAGGACCGCGCATAACATACTCTTCTTCCTCAACTTCGACCACAAAAACCATTGGTGGGTTGTTAGGATCGGGATCATACCCTCTTCCACGGTCCTTAATCCTCACTTCGAGGATCAAACCGTCAGGATCTAGGCGTGCAACCTCCAAAACAGCGGGTTTCATGTTCTCTCTTCTGCGAGATTCACTACTAACCGTCTGCAACTGCTTGTTCTCGAACGAAATTGTTTGAAGTTCCGAGATATTTTCATCCTGATCGGCACCTTCGATCTTCAAATCGGAGTTTTTACTGTATGGTGCAGCGTCTTTCCTGTCTTGTTTGTTCTGTTGGATGTCTCGCTTCAACTGTTTGTTCGTATTTTTCTGAATACGCTTCATGTTGAAGTTATAATCCTCACCATCATAGTTCTCAACGTTGTTAGTTGGGGACTTATAGTTCGGAAGTTCGTAAGACATCTGCTGAACAGTGTCTCTTGTCATGTCCATGGCACCATACTCGTTCAAGAGTGTGGGTTCTTGGATCACAATCTGCGGATTCTTGTACCCAAATCCAGCATTCTCAATTCTCACAGTCTCGATTCTGCCCTGTGTGTCAACTGAGACGCTCAATTCTGCCTGGTCTAGTGTCTTACTATGGACCAATGCGGTCTTATCGATCTCTACTTTGTAGTAAGAGAGCTTCTTGGGGAACTCATAGACCCCAAAGAACCCTGCTCTACCACCCATACCGTACCCACAGAGGACTTCAATGCGTGCAGGGTCTCTTCCTTTGGGCGTAAACTCCTGTCCTGGTGAGAATACATCGCCTTGACCTTGCAGATCCATGTAACCACAGCGCAGTTGGTTACCAAAATACCCATACTCACCAATCTCCCACCCATTAATGGTGTCACCAGTCTCGAAACGATCGAGTCCACCACTAATATAGCGGAACAAAATTCTATGACTCTCGGTATCTACTGTCTTGAAGCACTCTTCTACCTCACCATCACCGAAGTTAGTGAGTGTCAATGAGGAACTAGTGGTCTTCCACTTGTCCTGTCTGATCTCATAGAAGTGTGAGAAGTATTCTTTGGTAACATATTGCTCATCACACACGCATCTATCGTCGTGTCTGTTGCCTGTACCGATCCTTCTGTTCGGACAATGGTTACGATCACTGATAGAATACTGTACAGAGAAGATAGGACCCTTCCATGGGTACTCTGTATTGTAGATATAGTAGAAGAACTGCGAGTCAAACGCAGTATGGAACTCCAAATACTTAGGTACAGATCCCTTTACTGCGCCATTCTTACCATAGAACCACTCAAACAGTGCGTCACTATTGAGTAGTGGACAGTAATCAGGGTGACCCCAGCGGAAATCAGGGTGTTTGTTGACCGAATATGACCCAGTAAAGCGACTTCCCCTCATTGTAGTGGGTGAAATCAGTGCCTGACCGTCTGCATCGTAGGTTCTGAGCGTGCCAGCGTCGGCATCGAACTGATATTCGTAGTTTTCATGGACCCAAACTGCGGGTGTAGACCCTCCTCGGGAGTAGTGACCCGCCAAATCGGGTTCTTCCCAGTCATACCAACCCGCACGAGTGGCATAAGACACGGGATTACCATACCCAATAGGTCCAATCAGACCTTGGTCAGCATAAACTCTGCGGTTTCCACTACCACCAGAGTCCGCAGCAAAGCACCAACCGACAATTCCGACGTAATCGTACTCTCTGTCGCGGGGATCTCGGGGTTCAATGGGTCCACCATTGAGATTTACTTCACCTGCTGGGTTGACTGTGTAAAAATGATCCTTCTTACTACTGCTACTACTGCGGTAGTATTCGTAAAGGGGTACAGGATCCTCGTCATAGTCAGCATACTCTCTGGCATCTGCCTCAGTATTGTAGACATAACCAAGTACATCGATGTAAACATACCCACCACCAGGTCCACCACCGCCACCAGGAGTATAGGTATTGTTGTTTGCTACTAGTTGAGTATCGTTCTTGCTGTTCTCGTACCAATGATGTAATGCTTTTGTCTTACCATCCTTTGGTGTCCTCGCAAGGAAGAAGACGGGAGTTCCGTTTCTTGGTTCTGGGTTATATTTTTTACTTACCTGAGTATTGTCAGGACCTGCTTGTTCACCTGTAAAGTCAGTAGGCCAACGTAATGTACTACGTGAGGTATACTTATGGTCCTTACCGCCTCTATACCAGCGGAAGATGGGTTGTCTATTGTAATCACATTCGTCCAGGTCTGAACCACTCTCGGCGTCTAGACATGCAGGATCGTTATCACCAATGTAGAATACCTTATCTTCACCGAACGCAGTAGACCCAGGACCATCCTCATTGAATGTAATCCTGTAATTAGGTCCAGGTCCACTATGGTGGGCATGACTCTCATAGTCACCGTTGTCTGGGCGCTGCCAAGTCTTCTTGTACTCACCGCCATCATCCACGTTGGGGAAACTGCGTCCAGTCTCCTGAATAAAAATAGACATTAAGGTTCTAGGACTTTGATGCGCTCTTCAAGCATATTTAGACGCACATACAGATCATCGAACAATTCACGAAGATTAAGGTAGTCTTCATATCCTTCGGGTTTGTACTTTAACATATCCGCCCCTGGTTGAGGCATACGTCCCATAGCAGATTCGATTACCTCTTGGCGCTTTGATAGATTCTCTAATGCCTTAGAGATCATCTCCATATGCTCCTTGTACGCATCAAGGAAGTCTTCTTGATTCATAGTCTAATACCTCGTAGGTCCGACGCGGTTTTTTCAAGCGTCTTCGGATTTTTTCAGAATAATGGATCCATCAATATCCTCACTCCACTCTAACACAGTTCCCTCATACCACCCAAGTTCATCCAACACCTCATCGGGAAGCGCGATGAAATAGTTATCTTCTTCGTCTACCTCTACGGGTAGTGTGAATCGTCTTGACATACCTTACATGCATCACTATTTTGTATATATGGTTTCAGAAGTTTACGCTCCTTTAACCTCAGACATACTTCGGTATTATCTGCAAAGTGGGGCATCCGAGTGAGATCTGTAACACTGGACTTCTCCTGTGCTGCCTGGTGTAGCATAAACCCGTCCCCCAGGTAAATACCGCAGTGATTGGCAGTTCTATCCCCCTTGTCGGAATAACCGCCTTGTAGGCGATCTACGTACAGTCTCATGATCATTACGTCCCCTACTTCAAAGTCTAGTAGAGGTGTAGGGTCATATACTGATCCTTTGTATACTGTGTCGAATCCCCCCTGCCTCTGCTGCTCCTCTTCGATTAGTTGAGGTTCAAACAAATACTTTCTTGTATTCGGATAATCAAACAGATCCCTACCATAGTAAACTTTGTAAAACTCTCGGACGATCTGGTAGCATCCTCCCAGCGTCTTGCCCCGATAGGCAGAAGGCCATGGGCGACCTACCCACTCCTTCCAGACTGCTGATACCTCGTAGTTGTATGCTCTGCGAGTATCTTCAAGGTTTCTATAAAACATAGTGAGATGTATGTGAGTTCATCCCTGAGAGTAATATTTTTACCTGGGAAATTTTTTGTGGGTGGGGGAAACGGAAACATGAATAATATATCGACCGCTCTGGGATACTGTTATAGCTTAGAGAGAAGGTACTTTTTAATATACCCGCTTCGCGGTATAACAAATAAGGGACAGAATACACTGTCCCACTGTTACTGTGATCACTCTACATATCCCACATCATAACACAAACCCTCTGCAATGTAGTAATCACATAGGCGTTGATATTGTAGTAGAGTTTCATTCAAACCTGTGTCGATTAGATATTGTGCAAACTCCACTGATTCATCTGGTGGGAGTTGTCCTTCATCATAAAGATCACAGAAGACTTCTAATTTAGTGCTGAGTGTCATTGTTGTGAATAACGGAGTGAATCAGTGAGTGCTTGTTGATAGTTAGGGAATGGACCATACTTAGGACAACCATCATAATCATAGCGCCAAAAGTGTTTATGATGCTTCTCCCAGATGATAACACTAACAGGGGGATCTGTGTCTAGTTTGATAGTCTTACTCATGACACATCACCTAGAAACTCTTCTGAAATAATCTCATAGTTAATGTCATCGTACTCTGAATCTTCATCCAGGATGTCATCAATCCAATCGGCGTTAAGTTCATCATTCATGACTGATTCTCCCAGTTAGTGTCATCTGTACGTTGGTTCTTTCGTTGATACTTACCTGTGGAATCTCCTGTGGAAAAGTCATCATAATAGGTGTCACGTTTAGACCCTGAATACTGTCTCTTTTCTCGAATGGATTTGGGGCGTCTGCTGTTATGCAGATCATTGCGTTTGTATGTACGACCCATGGGAATGTTTCAGTGAATGTGTCTGTGAGGGACTTTGGTAGTATGTATCATTTTGCGAGTAATGTCAAGGGGTCTGTGAGGGTTTGTGAATCGTCTCCTATGTGTTGACAACTGTGCTGTGATAGGTTACACTCCAAGGCAACAACAAATCAGGGTATTTATCACTCTATGTAGAACACCAAAGTATATTTAATTAGACATTTAATTATTCACAGGAATGTGGAAAACTCTCCGCAATCCTGTGGAAAACTATATCAAACTGGGATGACATTGAATGTTAATGTGATGCGATTATCTGTTGGGTTTGATTCATATCCATGGGTGAGATTGGATGGATAGATGATACAATCACCATTTGCGTAAGGTATAGTTGCCTCTTGCAAATTGAATGCGGTCATTTGTTCAAACGGTAGCATCATGATAGGGAACATCTGGGACATAACATTACGTTTGAATTTCATAAACGAATGTTGTTCTGGTTCGTAGTTAATGAAGAGAGTGCCACTGAATAAACAATTAGAGTGTTCATGTGGTGCATAGATAGCGCCAGGATGTGCTACCTCTACATAACAATCAGAGATAGCAAAATTAGAGGCATAGGACATACCGCCTTGGTTTGCTTTTCTTACTGCTGTGAGTAACTCTGCTTTAAGATCTGGGAGGTCTTCTAGTATCTTATTGGTCGGTCCTACTTGTTGAACATTGTGGCAAATTGTGTTTCTGTCATGATCAACGAAATCTTCATTCTTCATCCAGTTTAAGATAGGCACGATGAAATCTGTCATGTCGTACTTAGTAACTGGTGTCATGAATAGTCCATAAGTTTCATATTGAACTACGTCATCAAGATTAGGTGAAAGAGAGATGTCTTCTGCCATGATGTTAAATTAAGCGTGTGAGTAGGTGTTACTATGTAGGGAATGATTGAGGCGGGTTGTAGACGCTTCCAGGGGCATGTGGAGGAGTCTAAAATCATCTTCTATATTGGTGAAGAAGATGTAAGCATTGTCTCTGTATGTTGTGGACTTGCGTAGATAGAGTTTATCAGAAAAAGAGAGAGGACGCAACATCAATAGCGGAAGTTAAGTTGAGCATCAGGGCGAATGAATTCTGATGCAGTGTTAAGTTGATCAGAGATAAAGAATCGGGCGTCGTTGCTATTGTAGACCAGGACGCCGATGACAATGAGGAGAAGGAATCGCATGTGAATTGAAATAAGATTGTTTGGAGATCTTTTCTTAGAAAGTGATGCTAACATCAGTGCCAGTTACCGAGGTTCATGGAAGAAAAGAAGGGCACAACGGTAACACCTTGGGCGGTGTCCATTTGCACAAACCAATCAAAGTTCTTCTGGAAGACTTTATCATTGTCAGCACCATTGGCGGCAAGGATAGCATTGAGACGAGATTTGGTGGTGTTGGATTGCCAACCACCATCAAACAGTCGGATGAAACCTTCACCAACCTCAGCGATCTTATTGCCGTGAAGACGAACAATAGAGACCTGATCTTCTTCGTTAAAGTGAACAGAAGTGTTGCCAGAATGCCAGTTGCTGCTGTTAGCAATGGCGGTGTTCATTTGCTGTTCGATCTTACGCATGATGAGAGAAAAGAAAGGTTTGAGAGCGGCGGGAGGTGGGTTTGTGTCCCCCCCTCTCGCTTGATCAAATTATAGACCCTCAGGGGTGCCCTGTGAAGGGGTTTTCAGGATTTTGGGTCCAGTTCGCCAACTGTCCTCAGCGATCGAATTCTTTATGTTTTGCGATGTATTGTGTCACTGCTTCGTTAATATACTCTTCGATAAGTTGCTTAGCGTCAGCAACAGTATCAGCACCGAAGATACGCTCGTAAATATACACGCCAGGGTGGAGTTCACGTCGCTGATTGATACGATACTTTGGGGGGATAGCGTTACCAATGTGGGGACCATCGCGATCTTCGGTGATAGTGAAAGCAGCGTGACGAGTGTTACCAGTCCAGACAGAATCTTCGCTCACGAATACATCTTCGTGATAGTAGAAAAGATCATTGCGGCGGGAAGAATCAGTGATGGTCAGCATAATTGAAAGTTTGCGGAAGTTAGTGTTATGTATGCGGAGAATCAGAGACCGTTGAGGAAATCAGCGAGTGCCTCATCGTACTCCTGCTGAGTATTATAAACTCGACCGTGAATCGTCATGGGGAAAGTCTTATCAACTCCTGCTGCTGCGACTGTCTCACAATCAGCACGATCATAACCCATCTCGATGAGGTTTTCGACGTAAGGATTTGCGATGGTCATTGTTGTTAATTCAGAAAAAAGAGTGTAGTGTTTAGTGATCATCAGGCGACAACATATTCGAGATCGTTACGATTGTCGCAAGATTCCCAGGTGTTGTAAAAAGAATCCCATGCAACGTGGTTATCAACGAAGGAGGAAATATCGAGCATCTCACACACCCAATCGTATGCCATATCGATGTCTGCGTTTGTGTCATTAACGAAGGCACACATTTGACCCATGACATCATCCCATGCGGTGATGTTTTCCCAGATGTTGAACGTTTGGATCGCCATGTCGGTTGCGTTGTTTTCCATGCTTCTAAGATACAGGAGATGCCAGACCCAGGTAGTTCGTGGTGATACAAAACCGCGAAACCACCTGGGGAACTGGCACACTAGTTCTCTTCACTTAGCAACTCAGGATAGTATTCTTCAACCTCTTCAATTAGTTCATTGACAGTATACTTATCCAGGTTTTCATCCAGATGATCATACACAACAGCAATCAAATCTTTGATGTCCATGCCATCAATGATCGTGTTAATGTATGCTGCTTGGAGATCGTCGCGGTTCACGATGTTGTCAGTGGTTTGAGTCATTTTGCTGAGAGAGATTGGCGAAGTTGGTCAACTGTGATTTCTAATTCTGCTGCTGCTTCTTCTTCCCATTCACGATTGTTCTTTTCACATTGTGCAACGAATTGTGGATCATTACACATTTCTTCGATGAGATCTTCAAATGTTAGTGAGAAATGATTCATTACCAAAGTTCAGTCCAGCGAGTGTGTTGTGCTTTTGTAATTTGTCCACTGTGTAACATGTTATCACACACATTGATGAAGACATTAAACTTCTCCAATCTGTTGAGTTTGTCACACTCTGCGGTTTCCTTGATAGTGTCAAGAATGAATTGCTTTGAAGTAATCATCAGCAGAAGCAAGGAGTGTAAGAATCAGGACACTTATCAGTGTTAAATCCTGTGATGGTAGCACCACTGGCGATGCGCTCATTCACCTCGTTAGTGAATGTTAGTTTGGTGATTACAGACCAGGATTGTTGATCCTTACCATAATCAGAGGGGAAAGTAACACGCTTGATGAAACGTTTCACACCCTCATCAGCAATAAATGCTTCGGGGAAGTAGTCAACAATGCAGATGGAATTGGTGAGTTGCATGTGAAGAATTCCTTTGACTCTTATAGAATACACGATTTTGGACGCTGTGCCATCATCGTGTGCAGGTTATCCGATTGGCACAGTCACCAGATCATGGGGCATGGGGTAAGATTGCTCACGTTGATTTCTTGATAGTCTGCCTTGCTATTCTGCTGGCGCACGTTATCAATATCAAAGTACAGATCAATGGTATCAACAATGCCGTGGTATTGACGTTGCAGAACATCATCCAACTTAGTGCGATTCTTAGCACTCAGAACATCATCGAAACCAGTCACTTCGCCTGCTGTGTTGAAACGAGGTGCAACGCGAGGGAGAACACTAACGAAGAGAATCTTCTCGATGGTATTACACTTGGGAGCGTAATACAGGCGTGCCGCTTCACCGATAGTGGTATTTGCATAGTTCTTGATATTCTTGTTCACGTTGCTGTTGATTGCTTTGGCAAGAATAGCAACGCGGATGTCACCATCAGCATCAAATCCTGCAATATCAATATCAAACGTGCCACCGAAGGCATCTTCTTGCAGTTGATATTCAAACTTCCAGGTATACTCAGCGAGGTCAGGATTAGCGTTCAAGATCTCATCGAGCAGCACTTTGTGCAGTTCGTCAGTACGCTTGGAGGAGCGAACATTCTGGAAGGAAGTGGTGAGGAAGTCTTCGAGAATCATGGTTGTTTGTGTCAACAATGGTATATTACATGCCCACGAGTCCCTGTCTAGAACTCGTGGACCACTTCGCGAGGTGTCACATTCAAATTGAAACTTAGCGTCAAACGGTTAGTGTCATGTTTCTGCATTCTTACGCCATGACGTACAAACGAAGGGAAGACAATCAAGTCTCCCTCGCTAACATCGGGTTCGAGCACAGGTGACTGCTGGAATATATGTGTGTACCCCAGAACTGTATGGTCTAAGTTCATGTTCTCAAAGTAGAATCGTCCATCCTTTTCTTTATCGAACTGGATGAAGATCACACCAGAGAAGTTGATGAAATCAGGATAGTTCACATGATGATGTGGTTCCTGTGCATGACCAGAGTTATACAAATTCAACCAACTGTTGACGATCTCGATGTCACAATCGGGAGGGAAATACTGGTAAAGGTAGGGTGCTAGGACTGATCCAAGTTCTTCGGGCGGGACGACATCTTTCTCTTCAAAATGAGTCGTGAGAACACTACAATTCCAGCGACCCTCGCTATCAGTAAGGAGATGCCTAGCAGACTCCAAAAGGGATCCGAATGTCTCCTTGTGGTTGTGAAGATGTGCTTGGTGATACTTGATTGGGAACAGGATTCGTGACATTAATCTTAGTCAATTTCTTGGTGTAGTCATATGCATAGAGAGTACGATTACCGTGGATTCCCCACCCTAACCAGTACCAAGCATGATGCATGTAATGCTTGACAGTTTGCCCACGTCCTTGTAACACAAGGGAGAACTTTGCCCACTGAGGTTCATTAACCATGTACCTAAGTTGTGTATCAAAGTCACTAGGACTGCCACCATATTTGTTGGCAAAGTATCCTAGTCCATCATATCTATTTTGTGAGGTCCATTGAATCAATCCATACCCACCAGTGAGACACTGATCATAAGGTACGATTGCACCGCCCTCACATATATTGTGCTTGAAGTTACTCTCCTGCTTGATATTGCCAAGCACTACTGCGATGGCATTCTTATCATGAATGCCACGATCTTGCAGGAATTGTGTAACCTTCTGCTCTGCTGGTGTGCATCCAACGCATTCAATCTGCGGTGGTGGCAGTTCGGTCATCATCATGAGAATCATCCAATGAAGTTGATTTAATAGTGTAATCTACGAGAGCAGAGATGTCAACTCTGCTCAGTATTTCCAGGTTGCTCTGTTGCCAACTGGGACAAGTGTGGGGATTTGAGCAACTCATGCTGGTAGTCTAATTCGTTGTAAATTGAATCTAATAGTCCTTGCAGATAATCACTCTTGATGTCCTTACATGTGGTCATCAAATCTAACACTTTGTTCTTAGCATCTTCAAGGATATAACATTCCTTGGTGCGTACATCGATCCCTGTTGTCATGCGAAACCGCCTCCATTTGTCTTTGCGTCGATTACTTCAACGTGGTCACAATACTGATGATAATTCCACCATGCTTCAATTACTTGCATGTAGTCATCAACAATCTTGACAGAACCATCAACACAGAATATCTTGTATCTATGTCGATTGTAAGGATTCTCTGACGTTAGTGTGAAGAATTGTGGGAGTCCAGTCATCGGTACTTAGCACAAATGTCATCATAAGATGCACCAACAGGCACAGACTTACAGAATCGTGTCATCTTAGCATCCTGCATTGAGGACACACTGTTGATAGCAGAACAACCAATCATGCTGCCAAAGAAGACAACAAGGGCAACGAGAGCGAGACGCATGACAATAAAGAATGAAGGAAAAGAGGGGAGGTCTCGCGGCAGGAGACACAATTATATAGACCCTCTGAGTGATAGTTTACTTCTGGAACTTACCATGCTTGAACTGTGCAAACTCGGGGTTATTAACCCAACGACCGACAGAACAATCCCACACAAAAGGAGCGGGTTCAGTGCTGCTAGGAGTGGCGCGGCGGAGGATCTCACGAGACTCAGCGACCAGTTCATCGAGAGTCAGGCGGGCAGGGCGTACACCGTACATGGTTGGTTCCGTTGATTACTTTGTAATTATAGGGGCAGGGATGTCCCCCACACTATTTAGTGTGCCACTAGGCAATGTGGACACCTTGGTGTGGACAAATCGCACCGAGACTGATACGAATGTCATTCGTCGGCGGTTCACCATCATGTTCTAATAGTGAACTAAACACAATAATCCTACCACGTTTGAATGCTACTCTCTCACCATTTGCAAAGGTAGTATCACCATCCTCACCATATGCATGGTAGATGATACTCGTAGCAGGACGATTGAAGTCAGTGTGTGTCTGTGACGTGTGCCCAGGGTTCTGTGCATTAACTAACAGTCTATGCACATGTGTGAGTGGTAGATCCTTACATATATCCTTCATGATACATTGATTGAAGTATGCAAAGAACCAATACCATGGTGTATCATTGGTAAACTCATTGTCCCTGATAACAGTATTGCCCCAGAATCGTGCCTTACTATAATCACCATATGGTGTGTTGTTATAGAAGAATGGGAAGTCTGTCGAGAGATAGTCTCCCACGTCATCTACAATCCAATCAGGAAAGTATCCATCAATTACCTTAATATCATCGCTCATAGTTTTATGCCAGAATGTAATGTAAAGTTAGCAGAGACTGTGATTCTTGCAGTGTCAGTGTCAGGTTGTGGTGACACTTGATGATGTAGATATGAAGGGAAGATAACAATATCTCCCTCCTTCACATCAGGAAACCAGTTGTTTGTTGCTGGGTAGTGCTTAGTGAAATATCCCTGATGTATGTCCTGTGATGGATCGTAGAAACAAAATCTACCATCCTTCTCTGGATCATACTGTAAGAAGTAAGCACAACTGAATGCTGGATTATTACCACCACAATGTGTATGTATCTCTTGCGAATTACCCCGATGATATACATTCATCCATGCTTCCACCATTTTAATGGTGCTGGTGACACGCCCACCCAGTTGCATGTGCATGTCCATGAGATTATCGGAAATTGCATTGTTGAACATCTGCCATGAAAAATCGTCCTGATTCGTGTCACTATCAAAGGACGACGAAACAGAACAATTCCATTCATCAGGTTGTTTCATGTTTGCTGTACCTAATTCATACAGCAGCATTGTTTTTAGATTCTCATGCTTTGCTACTTCACCATGATAATACCATTTTGGAAATAGATTCTGAACTTTACCCATTATGCAACCAGAGACAGAGGAGGAATACCTTTGACAAATATAGCATCAACAACCTTGTCGAGTCGATTGATGACATGCTTGCCATAAGATTTGTGAACAGGAACAGCAACGAAACCAGTGGGTTTGTTGTAGAAACCCCACTGCTGGGGTTGCAACTCACCAGACTGCAAACGTGCAGCGTCATCCTTATCTAGGCGGATAACACGACCGATGGTTTGTGCCATCTCAACCACGTTAAGATTACGCAGAAGAATGCAGTGAGTGAGACCAGGGACGTTGATACCCTCAGACAGAATAGAATAGTGGAACACAACAAACTTGCGACCTTCTTCCTTACCCCAGTCAGTCAGAGTCTGGAAGAATACCTCACGAGATACCTTGACACCATCAATGATTGCACCGAACTTAGAAGTAACGTGCATGACATTGTAGTCACGTTGTTCCAACTGAGCGAGGAGATCTGTGTGACCGATCATGTTACCAAGCACACGACTGGATGGCACAGCAACAAGAACTTTGGCAGCGTGAGTCTCATCAATCTGGTCAATGATGTCACACACAGTGTCAGCATCAACGTGGTGGATGTTCTTCTTGTCGCGAGTCAGATCTGTCTCGAAGGGAACAATCGTGGGGCGGAGGATATGACCCTGCTCAATGAGTTCAGGAGCAGGAACATTGCAGATGATGCCACCATAGACATCACTATTACCCATCGAGCGGTCATGCTTACGAGAAATGCGAGGAGTAGCAGTAAAGAAATAGCAACGATCAGCGACCATGGATGTTGCAGCAGTGCCAATAAAGAACTGCTTTGCAACACTGTTGTGTGCTTCGTCAAAGTATGCACAGTCGATATTGATGCCACTATCAATCACCTTGGAGAGAGAATGGTAGGTGGTGAAGATAATGCAGGACTCACCTGCTGTCCGTGCAGTGTTGTTGAACAGTGCAATCTTGTCAGACTTGGTGCTGCTGAAATGTGCAGTCTCACCACTATGTGCATGGCAAACATGCACGTTGCTGGTATCAATGAACGACAGAAACTCGTCGCACAGTTGATTAGCAAGCAGAATGCGAGGAGCAACTACAACAATGGTGCGAGACTGTGCAAGCAACTTGATAGCGTGCTGAATCATGATGATGGTCTTGCCACCACCAGTAGGCACGATGATCTGACCCTTGTCGGCATCAGTCATCGCGTCGAGAGCACGCTGCTGGTGGGGACGGAGGGTGATGGTCATGCTGTGGGTTGAACGTCCCCTAATTATACACGAAAAAGGGGCGCTGTGCGCCCCCTGTACCAGTCCTGTGACTGTCTACCTTGCTGCCAACTCAGGTAACATCTCATTGCCTGGGTGATCATTAGTTTTGCCTCTATATGCTTTCTTATGTTGAAAGTATGCTGGATCTAATTCTAAATCATCCCAGTCTGGTTCAAATATAAGAATACAACATTTAATCCATGGTGTCTTTGCATGTGGATCCTCGTTAGGTTTCTTACTTACACACAGTGTGATGTATTCATTACTAACGAATTCAATAGTTCCCTCAAAATCCTGATACCTAGCAGGACACCCAGGTTGTACTGCTTTGATAATGTTTCTGATTTCCAATGCTGGTGCTTCTGAAATGAACAGTGGAGTAGTCATACTTACTTGAAGTTGGCGTTAATTAGGATCCTATTCTTATGCTTACTAGGTGAGTGCCCAGTATGCATATGTCTTCCATTGAATGTTAGTAGTCTGTTCTTTTTCGGTTGCACACGAACGATGTCATGATCGTTCTTGTCTCCCAAAATAATAGTGTCGCCATCAGTGTCGTTGACATAATAGATGCACACGGTGTGAGGTTCTTTGGAGTCTACATGAAAATCATGACGAAAACCCTCAGCATTATATAGTGTCATATCTGCCCTCACTCGTAGACATGTCTGGGCAGATACTTCATCCTGCATTCTTTGTACCAGTGGTGCAAAGTCAGGATCTCCATCATCAGTCAACCAATGATTGAATCCATGTGCTTGTACCTTATCACACCCATGTGTGAGTGTGTGTTGATAAAACCATGGAAACTCCCACCCCATGAGTATACCATGAAGGTGTGCATGATACTCTACATCAAGAAAATCATCGATGATCCTCATGTCTGAGATGTAAGGCGGTCGCAATTTCATCAATCAATTTCCTTTTGCTTAGAGGAATTTCACCATATTTGTGATGATACTCTTTTTGTAGACTGAACAGTGCATGTTTGAGTAACACTTTCTGTTCCTCGGTCAGTTGTTGCGTTTTGAGAAACATGGTCACCACAGGCAGAGAACCGTAACTATTTAACGGTGTACCATTAGATTGTAACGTGTTCTGTCAGAACAGCAACACCGTTTGGGGAACCAAATCGGAATAGATAATGAAAGTCTTGGTCCATTGGTGTGTCTGGTGTTGTGGTACGCCCTTGATGGAAAGTATAGTACATCACCAGGCGTTAGTGTGGTATCCACGTCGATTGTCAGTTCTTCCTGACGTGGCAGATAGGGTGGGTCAGCACCTTCAAGTAGAGCAGATGCTCTCTCATTATATACTTGCCACCTAGTTTCTCCCTCCATTTGTATGATGAAGTTGCATGGTTTATCCCAGTGTGGATTAAACGATGGGTGGGCATTGTTGGCACCATTGGTCACAAATATATGACAGTCAGCACATCCATCAAATGATGTCTCTATTTGTGACAACAACTCATCCACTTCTGGTTTACCATGACCATACTTACATATGTTGACAGTGTAACCAGCATTGACAAGTTCAAACAGTTCTTGTTTGCGTGGCACATCCATATTGAACCATGGTTCTTCCACATGTTCTAGATCCATACGCTTACGATCATCACCAATGACACTGATTGCATAGTTCCATGGATTATTGAGGGCATCCTCAGCATCTTGCCATGTAACAAATGGTTCGATAGCATTACGCCACACTCGTGCTCTATCGTCTGCCTGATATATCTCAGGATTGAGAAACTCTGGGTTTGAAATTAACATTGAGTGCAATCCTAAATCCTTCACTAGGTGATGATGATGCATGTAATACATCACCATTAAATACAACCATCTTGCCACGCTCAGGTTCTACCCTCAACTGACATCTGTGCTGGAAGATACTCATCTCATCAGAGAAGAAGATAGTATCACCATCACTCTTGTTGACATAATATAATGCTGTCACATGTTCATCTTCAAAGTCTACATGTGGACAGTGATGATCTAATTTGTCAGGTAGTAGGCACCCAAGGCGCACGCGATAAACATCACGAAAATCTTGACCAGCAGCATCAGCAATCAACCTCAACGCAGATTCAAATAGATCATAGTATTGTGACACAGGTTCATAGTCCATCACCACAACATGTGAGAACGAACTGTTGTCGAACCTACCTTCATATGGTTTATACCCACTATCAGCAAACGTGGTCTCTTTGACAAGATACCATGGAAACTGCTGTTGAGTAACTAGTTCCTCAATCTGATCTTCGATAATATCAGGAAGAGGATGTGTCGAACTCAATAACATATTGGTTACGGTCGCTGGGTACGTCACGAGGATACATGCAAGGGATGGACATAGACAATCGCTTACCACCTGGGAATGGTTTGTGATAAGTTCTTGCTGGAATATACATGACATCACCAGGTGACAAGGTGACATCTAGGGCAATGTGTAACTCTTGCCCTGCTTTATCTGGGAGATATGGTTCATCTGTCATTTCGATCAGACCACTACATCTCTCTTCAAATACATTCCAGTGCGTCTCACCTTCAATCTGACAAATAAAGTTTGGTGGTAGATCCCAGTGAGCACCAAATGACTTGCTGCCTGCCTTAGCACTACCAAAGATGTGTGCATCACAGTTACAATCAAACCGTGACTCAATGTTACTCAACAGATTATCTACTGCTGGATTGTAATGACCATACTGCTCAATGATGAATGTGTGTCCTTCATTGATAGCAGCAAATAGTTCATGCTTGTGTGGCACACCCTTTTCATACCATACTTCAAACTTCTCAGGTAACATGAGACGACGACCCTCTAAGTTGAGGACCTGAGTTCTATAATACCATGGATTATTGAAACAGTGCGCGACTGTATCCCAGTTGACATATTGTGTGGGGTCAGGTAGAGCATTACGCCACACCTTTGGTTTGTCACCACATACAAACTCCTGAGGATTCAGGAAGGGTAGCATTAGTACGTCCATTCGTTATTCGTGGGGTCATTAGGGAAACCAGCAAAGTTCATGCTGAAAGCAATACGCTCACACTTGGTATTTGGTTGTGTTCTATGCATCAACCAGGAGGGGAACATAACATACTCATGCACACCCATGCCCATAGTCTTCCAGTCATAGTTATAACCATACTCGCGTGACCAATCATCATATGGTGCATCAAGTGGTTGATGTCTGAGTATATGTTCTAGTGGATTCTTGAACTGCAAGTGACCACCAGCACTATCCTTTGACCAATAGTATACCAATGACACATGTGATTTACCACGTCCATTGACATGACAGTGCTCACCTGTGCTATCACCTTCATAGTGTAAGTTTGCCCACATACTATCCATATACATGTGATAGTCTCTACGATAGTGAAGAGTATTCACCCAGTAGTCTTTAACATCATTCAGGATAGGTAATGTCAACCAATCAAATGCTACATCTTCAAATAGATCAGCACCACCAGGTAAGTTAGCAGTAGTCTTACCTGATTCTAATGCCCATGTATTCTTTTTTGCCTGATCAAAGTAACGCCAGAGGACTTCATTAGTTTCCCTCTGTTGTATCTTAGTCGGGACTATAAATCCGCGCCTGATGGGCACGGGGAACAGATTTAGATTCATTCTCTTTAATGATTGACATCATGTCATGACGTGTACGTTGAGGAATAAAGTTAAACGAGATACTGATACGATCCTCTTGTGTCATGTTCTCTCTCACACCATGTGCTTGCCATGCTGGGAATAGCATTAGTCTACCAGCAACAGGTGGATATGACCATGTTGAATGTGTATGTGGCACCTCTGCTGTACTCATATCCTCAGATGTTCCCACTGAGTGTAACACATAACCCTCAGTAGCATCACGATGGAAGACTAGTCTTCCACACTCACCTTCTGGTACTTTAACATAGAAAGCACCAGACATCACAGCACCAGGATGTGTGTGGACCTCATTGTATCCACCCTGGTTGTTGATATTGATCCAAGCATTTGCATACTCAATGGTAGTCCATGGTGTGCCATATGACTTGAATGCTTCTATTGCTTTCTCCTTGATTTGAATGAGTAGTTTCTGAAACTCATCACCTTCAAGTTCTTCGTCATTGATAACCTGTTCGCCCATAAAATCAGGGGACTGATAGTTCAGTAACCCCCGATTGCTTCTATCTTTTCCCTCCATAGTATTAGCGACATGGTACACAATGCGTTCCATCTCTTCTAAGTCAATGTCAAGATCCACCCACCAGATAGGACTGGGGAAAATATAGTCTAGGTTCATTACTTCGCTTTGTTCAGAGCATCTGAACCAGCGTTGTCTGACTCCCAGTCAGCATACTTTTCGTAACCAGGACGTGTGCGTACTTTAATCTTACGCTTTGCTTCAATCTCTTCTTGAATCCAAGGTTCTGCTTCTTCTTTGAGAACATACACTCGGAACATGTTGAGAGTTTCAAGACCACCTTCGATCTTAACAATCTCATCACGCAGACTATTCAGTTCAGTGAAGTCAACTCGTGTCTCTTGATCTTCAAAGTTCATAGCAGACAAAGATGCATTCAGAGAAGTATACCTCTCATACTTTGTACGATGCTGGTAGATAAGATTACGCCACAGATCGTCAAAGGTCTTGACTGCTTCCTCAGCAGATTCTACCTCTTCGATAGTTTCAGGTTCAAACTCAGGAAGACCTTGCACGTCTTCAAGCAACTCAGACATAATTACTCCTTGTAAATCGTTTCCTTTTGGTACTGATACGACGATGGTAAAGTCATGCACCAATCGTACATGTCTTTATTCCATTTGTCAATTTCAATCTCTGCACTATGTATGGCAAATTCGTCACGCACTGGTGACAGACCATTCTGTAATCGTTTTAGTTTCAGCGTGTGATTATTTAGTGGGTTGAAACCCATGCCTGCACCAATATAACGTAGACCGTCATTGTGGGCAGGATCACCAATCCATTCGTAGGACACATGCTTCTCGCTACTATACCTTACGAAGAGATTGTCTAGTTCTGCTGTTGACATATCATACTCTATTTCATTGGCAACATACTTCCAGTATTCTGTCTCTCTATTAGAGAAAGCATAGTGGGCAGAGATGAAGTTCTTGAACCCTTCGATCTCTAAGTCTGCTACCAAGTTGAGCATATCTACCTCAATCCTAGGCACAAAACCATCACGACCAGCAAGGTTATTGCACAGTCTAATGATCTGTTCGTGTGTGGTGAGTAGACCAGTTGCTTCTAATGGTTCAACAAAACAGTTAGATAGTCCTACTGCACATACATTCTTGTGCCATGACTTCTTATGCTTACCATTTCTGAATGGTACATGCTTGAATGATCCGATATTGTCAGCACGTTTGATACCTCGTGTGCGAGCAACATAAGCATGTATATCTTCCTCTGCTTTCTCTTTGGTAGAGAATCCAGATGAGTACACATATCCACAACCAGATCTCTCCCACAGTGGAACATCCCACACCCAACCATTCTCAATGGCAGTACAGTTTGTGGTATTAGTTACCTCTGTCTCAGGATCTTCGTGTGGTAGATGACATGTTACTGCACTATCATTGAGTAAACAACCACCAGCATCTACATGGAATGATTCAAAGGGAACACCCATGAAGTTTTCAAGTAGCAATGACTTGAATCCTGTGCAGTCAATGTATAGATCATACTCTAATCGTTGCCCATCAGTGGTAATCAGTGACGTGATATATCCACGCTCATCCTTCTCACACGAAGCAACATCACCCTGCATATAGTTGAGTCCTTCACAGTAGTTGTTCTTCAACCACTGTCCGAACTTGATTGCATCCATATGGTATGCAGTATCAGCATCATGATTCCAGTTATCATCCTCGCCTGTTAGTTTATTATTCCAAGCAAGATGACCCACAGCATTGTGTGAGCGAGCAAATGTATCACGACTGAACTTATCTGGTTTGCGTAGATTCAGAGCAAACCATGACATCCACCCATGAGGATACATCTCATCGATGATAGGCAATGCTTTACCAAATGGGTAGTCCCAAGTCTCACCCTTCTGATAGAAATCGTTGAATCTAATGTTTACTTTGTATGTGGATCCTGTCTCCTTCATCCACATGTCATCCTTCAAGTCAAGGATGGCAAAGAAGTCATTAATCTGACCCAATGTAGACTCTCCCACACCAATGATGGGATAGTTCTTACTCTCGATGAGTGATGTTTTGATATGAGGGCAGAGTTTCAAAAGGGCGGCAGCGGTCATCCAACCAGCAGTGCCGCCCCCTACGATGAGGACATTACGAATGTGCATAACAATTAATTACTCGGCATACTTACCGATCTTAAATTCTTCTTGGACATCTTCTGGCATCTGCTCAGCAGACCACCATGCAGGCATTGCTTCATCATGAGGGAATGGTTCATCAGGTACAACTTTGTTACCTTCATCATCATACTGCACTTCTGGTTGAGTCTCTTTCACATTCTTGATGTGCTTAAAGAACTCACCTTCTTCGTTCAGAGTACCATTCTTGATGTCATTATAGATCATCGAGAGTTGTTCACCAGGATCACCATATGCTACCACACGAAGTGTTTCAGCGTCGTGATGTACGAAGTCAGGAATCCACTCACCGAGTTCAAGTTTCCACATGTTTGTGGCATCGTCGGGAATGTCCATCCACTTCATAGCAGCGCCAGGACCCGTATAGATCTCAAACTCTTCGCCTGCTTCTACTACGTCTGTGATAAATCCGTCAGCGCGGACTAGTGCTCTTTTCATTGGTTTACTCGAATTCGTAGACTACAACAATACCCTGGCGACCGTCACCACCGCGCTCGGAGTTACGACCAGAGGAACCACCAGCACCATAGGCAGCGTGCGCTCTATGACGCTGCGCCCACTGCTGCTGTCTGTGTGCGGTCGGTGCTGAACCACCCCAGAAGGATGTTCCACCATGACCGAGACCAGGAGGGTTTCTGTGCCCTTGACCTGATCCACCATAGATTCTAACAGAACCTTGGTTAGGGTTGCCACCAGTGGCACCCTCGTGCTGCTGACGACGGTTAGCACCTTGACCACCACCCGATGAGCAGTAGTTACCGAAGGAAGATGTACCACCGTTGCCACCGCGACCACTATAATTAGTGCCACCACCAGCGCCACCAACGGTGACGGAGATAGAGTTAATGTTCTCTACGTTGACGATAGTCTCAGTGTGAGCACCTGCACCAGCAGACTCACCATAACCTGATCCACCGCCACCGCCACCAGTACACTTCACCCAGATACGCTTTACGCCACTAGGTTTGTTCCAAGTGGAGTTACCATTATACACGGAAATAGACTTAGGTCCACCACCTGATTGAATGGTTGCCCATGACATTGTGCTGCCATTAGTTGACAGAAACTTACCTGCTTGACCAGATACTGATGGGATAACCTGTGCAGAACTACCACTGATATTACCATTGATAATGATATTGCCAACGGTAAGAGTACCGTTCACAGTAATAGAACCAGAACTGAGGTTAAGACCACCAGAACCAGACAGGTCTCTAATAGAGGATACTTTTAGGGTACTCATTGATTACTTGTCTCCTTCGTTGTTATTTATATCAAATGAATTCGTAGACAACGATGATGCCTTGACGACCATCTCCACCACGTTCTCTGTTCTTACCAGAGGCAGCACCTGCACCATAAGCGGCGTGTGCTCTGTGACGTTGTGCCCACTGTTGTTGTCTATGAGATGTAGGAGATGAACCACCCCAATATGAACAACCACCGTGACCTAGACCTGGGGGATTTCTATGACCCTGAGAAGATCCCCCATAGATTCTAACTGAACCTTGGTTGGGATTTCCACCCGTTGCACCGTCGTGTTGTTGTCTACGATTTGCTCCCTGACCACCACCTGATGAACAGTAGTTACCAAATGATGACGTTCCACCATTGCCAGCGCGACCACTATAATTAACCCCACCACCACCGCCACCGACTGTAACACTAATCGAGTTGATATTCGCAACATCTACAAAAGTCTCCGTGTGAGCACCAGCAGCACCTGATTCACCATAACCTGAACCACCACCGCCACCACCAGTACACATAACCCAGATACGTTTAACGCCACTGGGTTTGTTCCAAGTAGAGTTGCCATTATATACAGAGATCGAGTTAGGAATGCCGAGGTTAGTTGCATTACCTACCCATGACAAGGTAGAACCATTTGTGTATAGGTATTTACCTGATTGTCCACTTTGGTTTGGAATAATATAACCTGAGGATCCACTAATAGTACCATTAACAACAATCGAAGTCACGGTAAGATTACCGTTGGCAGTGATAGAACCGTTCGAGAACGACATCCCGCCCTGATTGTTCAGGTCTTTAACTTGTGCGACTGATAGTCTAGTCATCTGTGCAAATCATTCCTCGTGGTTATTTAT